CCTGCGGTTAGTGTAATCTAATTTGAAAGTCCTTTCTTTCTATTTTTATTTAGTTGTGATCAAGCCGTCTGGCTCAACATTGAAGCTTTCTTTATCAGCCAAGCGACCATCTTCAAGCATGAGGTAGTATCCGCCGTTATATGGTACGAAAGCATTTGATACCATGTCGCCGTTTTCTGAATTAAGGTAATACCACTTCTCGTAGTATTTAACCCAGCCAGTCTGCATAGCACCGTCTGCATTGAAATAGTACCACTTGCCATTAATTTTCTTCCAACCACTATTGGCCATGTAGCCATCTTTGTCGAACCAGTACCAATTACCGTCCGTATGATGTAGCCATTGGCTCTCATACATATAGCCGTTGTCGTTGAAATAGAACCAATTTCCATCTACTGCCTCAAATTTAGCAGTTGGATATGAACCATCTTTTCGACGCCACCACCAACCAGTGTCATCATGCTTCCAGCCTGATTCGTCTTCTTCAGGCAGAACGATATATCCCACAATCGAATTTACTGAGCGTTCATAATATCGGCAAGGTCCACCGACTTCCAAGAAATCTGCGTTACCGTCGATGTTCTGCTCAATGGTTTTAATGGTTGAACCGTCAGAGTCTTCATAGACAAGGCCAGTATGACCATAATTCACACCATCGCCTGCAACGAAATTCTTAACGAAGAACCAGCCAGCTTTAGGATATTGAGTGCCATATACAACTTGTAAGCCTGCTGCTTCTGCAGAACGTAGCAAGTCGATAGCGTTACCCCAAAGACGAATTCCGAAGTATTCATAGATGCCGTAGCAAGTAACGTCTGCGCATTGGTAGCCATACATACCATCGTAGTCTACCCCAGTCCCTGCATCCGCATGAGCAATGAGGTCGTTTATCATATCTTGTTTCTTAGACATTCGCATCATCTCCTTTCCAAGCATCATTCATCTGCTTAACCGCTGACTCGACAAATGTGTCGAGATCCTTATCAGTCATGCTGATATTGTACTTATTGAGTTCAGCACGGATTTTTGTGCGAGCCTGCTCAAGTTTTTCTTCGCCCTTGTAGCCAGTCTCAGAAGCGACTTGTTCAACTGCATTTACTGCATTTTTGGCCAAGATTTCAACGATCTTGATGGTCTTTTCACCACCCTTTTGAATGAGGTAGTCTTTAACTGCCTTGACTGCCACGCCTGCCAAAATGACTAGGATGCTGATTGCTGCATTGATGATGATTTCGTTAATCTGTTGCATTTATATTTTCCTCCACAATTTCTAAAGCTAGAAATTTTTCATATAATACCTTGATGGCTCCATTCCCACCAAGTTCCACGTAACTTTCATAAAGACGAGACAATTCCTCAATCTCATGCTGATTGGTATTGCCTCGTCTAATTGCTTTTTTTAGGTTTTCTTGCAATCGAAAACGCTGTAATCTTTGAAGACCTTTTCCAATGATGCTCAATCCTTTGCTATTATCTTTGCCAATGCTCTCAACATTTGAGACAGTCTTTTCAATGGCACTAATTTTGTCAGATAAGAGACTGATTTGTTTGTCAGTCTCTTTTGTGTTCTGCGTGCTTTTAAAAGAGAAATAGCTAGGGATGATCACGATTAGAATCGGACTCAATTTATCCAAAAATGTTAGTAATTCCAATCAGACCACTTCCAATCTACTGCGCAGGAACTCGAGTGGTTTCAAGATCACTCGAGCTTTTTTGGCCTTCCCACCTCCAAATTGCAAGAAGACCATTTTGAGATGGTCCACCTTCAAGTTGCTTGATAGATTCGCCTTTGTAAGTAAAAGCCTGATTTGTCTGAATCAAGACACGCTTGCCCTCGCCGTTCAATTCGACATGTTCAGGATCTTCAATCACAAACATATCACCCCGTTGATAGGCCTTGCCTTCCTCTGCAAGTGGGAAGAGTTCGACAAGTTCCTTGTAGGTTGTTCCGTAGGCAATTTTTTCACCCATAATAGAATCTTGAGCCATGACACGCACTACTTTATCGATTTTATTTGCAAGTGCAGAGAGTCGGTCCTGTTCGCTCTTGTTTTGCGCAATCTTCTGATTAGCCTGTTCAAGCTGCGCTTGTGTTTTGACAATGGCGCTGCCTGGATCCAGCTCGGCTTTTAGGATATCCAGCACCGCTTGAATCAAGACATCCTCTTGCTCAGTCGTGCGGTCTCCTGCCAACTCACGCATGTTCGTGCTGTAACGAGTCCCTTCTTCTAGACGAATTTCAACCACGGTCTTGATATTATCCCCAAAGCCTCGTGTATAAGGCTTGCTTGCTAGTTCGTAATTATTAATTGCCATTTGCCATTTTTCCTTTCACTTCTTCAAATTTTGCTTTTAGCTCGTCGTCAGATTCGATGACCTGCTTCATCTGCTCGAGCTCCATCGCAGTTACTGTATAGAGGGATTGTAACATAGCTGATTGAGTAGCCTCATTACCGACTTTTTCACCCAGCGACTTAATCGCTAGGCTGCTAATTTGTTTGTCTTGTTCATTCATGCTGTTTTCTCCAATTTTTCTATTTTTTGATTGAGCTCTTGAATGGCCTTGATTAGATAAGGCACAAGAGCAAATGTGTTGTATGAGTATGCACCGTCAGGATTTTCAAAAAATGCTTCGGGAGCATATTTCTGGACATCCTGAGCCATGATACCACAAGCGATGTCCTCGATTTTGCCATCGTATTCTTTGCGATAGCTGTACGTCTTCAAACTATCGATAACATCGAGACCTGAGACCTGGCTATCTTGGATATTGTGTTTGTATCGACGGTCTGAGATTTCTTTATTCATCGGGATCCAGTCGTATTTTGAACCAGTGTAATAGAGGTAAAGATAGTCATTCGAAGGCTCAAAATTTAAGTACTTAGACGAGTGAATCCAGTAGCCAGATTTTCCTGAATTTTCATTGTTGTAGTAAATATAGCCTGTAACTCGTAAATCGCCGTGAATGACTGGAGTGTTCCAAAAATGAGCTGTATTATAGCAATACATTGCGCCTGATTCTTTAACAAACCAAGCATATTTTCCTGGACTTTCCCAAGTGGTTCCCCAATTCACCCAAAGAGCCGTTTTGCCCCAGCTACCAGCACCGCTGCTCATTCCTACATAAAACTGATTTTGACCAGTTAACCAATAAGTATGTGGGTCCTTATCGTGCGTACCAATCTGGAATCCACCGATTTTCCCTTTGTAACCTTCAAGCAAGGTTGCAGTAACAACAACAGACCGAAGTTTGTTTATGAAGGCTTCTTTAGCAGCAAGCGTATCTGTGAAGATGTCGCTTGAGACAAATCGTCTAGCCATAGCCATATCCATGACCAGTTTATCAGCTGTGATAGAGTTAGCTCGCAGAATATCCGTGTTAAGAGTCGCAAATGCACCCTCTCCGACAAACAAGCGTTTGAAATAACCTTGAATAGCTGTCAGCTCATCAAGCAAGGTCTTTCCTTTCAAGCGAATCTTCTCCGCTTCAATCAAAATTTGATTGTTCGTCGCATTGATTTGCGAAACAATCGAACCTGCACTAGTTAGATTCTGAACAGACCACGAACCATTTAATTGACTTTGAACCGTGCGAACGGCTTCGTCTGTGTCTTCGGGAGCTTTAGTGTACGGTGTTGCATACGATCCTTTTTCAAGCTTGAGGCCTGCAATGTAAAGATTTGCATTTTGATTAGGACGTTCAACACGAGGAAAGATAAAACCATCTTTAGTGATTTTAAAAGTAAGCGAGTAACGCTTCCATTCACTTGTTATAGCGACCAATGTTTCAGACGGAACACCCCACCCCTTTTCACCGGTTTCGTTCTTATTTACATAAAAATTTACTGTTTCGCTCTTCAAGTCACTCTTCATCCATAAACTGAATGTATAAATTTCGCCAACCTTTACATCAAACTCTTGCCCAATACCGTTCCACGAATTGTTTTTAAACAAGACATCACATCCTTGATACTTGTCTGAATGTTTTTTCCAGCCAGCAGCCATATTTTTCCAATCGCCAGAAAAAACTTTTGTACCTTTCAACAAATTTTGGCCATTGCTGGCATTTTTTGCCACCTCAACCT